GGTTCAAGAATAGTTTTACCTGACTCTGTGCTAACAACATATGGTTTTACAAGTTTACAATCTGGTTGTCCTATATCTTCAGTTGCAACTTCATCAACTTGACTTATTATGTAATGATTATTTGTCAGTGCTATTACTCTCACTTCCATTTATTTTCTCCAGATACATTTCTTTAAGACTATCTATAGGTTCTACAATAGTCACTACTTGATGTCTTGGGACTAATACTTCTTTATCAGCAGATAATAAAATCCAAGGAGATAAAGTAATTTGTATTTGTCTATCTTCATCACTCTCAGCAAGAAATTGCTTTTCAGTTATGATACGATGAGCATTAGCAAACAAGTAACCAATTGGTTTACTGTCATCTACTACTTCTTTTATTTCTGCAATAACTTGATCTTGGTCTTGCAATACTGCCAGTTTAATAGACATAATAAAATAGGTGTTGTATATATTATACCATAAAAAAAGGGTTCGTCAAGAACCCTTTGTAATTTATTTAAAGATAGTCTTTTCGAGCATGATGATCTGGGATTATCTTACCCAATTTAACGGTAAGAAGTCCGTCTTTAAATTCGACATCCCTGACTTTAACATCATCTGAGAGTTGCCAGGCTCTGTTGAAAGATCGTTGAGCCAGTCCTTGATGGACATACTCGGATTCTGTCTCCTTAGTTTCTTTCTTTCCTTCGATGATAAGTTTTCCATATTCAGTGTAAACCTTTAGATCTTTTTTACTGAATCCTGCAAGAGCAATCTCTAACACAGATTCAACATTATTTACATGAATAAGATTGTAAGGTGGATAGTTTGATGAATAATCATCATTAAAAAATCGGTCAAGGTAATCGTCCATACCTATACCGTTTCTGTTGATTATTTTCATCAACTCTGGTAAGTTTGCAGAGTGATAGCGTTGTAGTGCTGTCATAATTGTTCTCCTTTAAAAGCGAGTATAAAATTTGAACCCTTTCGGCATTCAATACTAATTATATCTTAAACCATTTGCAAAGGTAGAGGAGAACCGACTAACCAACATTCGGGTTTCTTCCCAACCCTTGACATGGTACGTTTTACCGAGCCTTTCCTTTACTGCTTTTGCTAAAGGATAATCATTTTGACCTCTTTCCATCATGTCACCAAAGAAGTGCAGATCATCATCAAAATTAAAATATTTAATTATTTGACTCTTATCACTATCAGATATATCAAGTCCTGTCTGTCCTCCTATCTGAACATTAAGTTTTGGAAATCTATCTTTTAATCTATGTGCAATATCTTTTCTTTCATTTGTATTAATATCCCACTTTACATATTCATCTCTTCCCTCCATATTACCTTCACCTCTACCAAGAATACTAAAGTTTATTCCACCAGGTCGATGTTCAATGTGATTACCTGTTCTTGTTGGAAAACTACTATAATCTAATTCATCATTTAAAAAAGAAATTAAATCATCAGATGGTTTCCAATCTGATCTATAAACACTATTCCTTCCATCGTAAATATCTGATCCAGAACAATTAAATACTCTTTTACATCGGTTGTAAATGTCAGATCCAACCTGTTCAATAGTTTTATCTTTATCACTTCCTGTTACCAAGTAAGTATCAAACTTACAACAAAATATGAGAAACTCTGCAGAAAATCCTGCATGCATTTGTTTTCTACTCGGAGTTAAAGTTCCGTCAACATCAAAAATAAATTTTTTCATTACAAATAGTTTAAAGTAAAATTAATCTTCTTTATCTTCTACCTTTTTCTTTTTACTACCAATATTATATTTTGTTTCAAGTATCCAATCACCCTTATCTTTATAAGCTAATACTTTGATTTGATTTAAAGGTGCTATGTCCTTTATTGTTTCAACATCAACAATACTTATGAGACCCCAATCAGCAAGAAGCTGAGCAATACGATTCCGACGCTGAACATCATTAATAGTAAGGTTAGCGTGTTTCCCGTCAAGAGCAAAAAGTTCTTTAAAGTGGACAAGATAATACCTCCCTTGCTTATGCAATATATGGCATGATTGATATATTTTTTTCTCTTTTCTGGAAGCAACACCAATACGTGTTAGTGTTTCACGAACTTTTAAAAAATCATCAGGTTCACCAAGAACCACTTCAACCATTTTATCAGGTGCCCATGTTACCTCTGGGACTTGCACCACACTCATTTTGTTCCTCCAGTTTCAAACTTCGATTTAATGAAAGCAAGTTGTTCTTTAGTTAAAATAGTCAATGCTTGCTTTGCTTTTTCGTTACTATAACCATAGTAACGTTTTACATGATCAATATCTTTAATTGTATCTTTGCGGAGCCAAGGAGAGAATCTCTTCTTAGTTCTGAGGATATTTATAAAAAAGTCATATTGCATCTTCTTTGGTAAGAAGGAATACATATTCATCTCATTTGCAAACATAATTGCATCAAGATGACCAGAGAAACAACGGTTAATTATGTAAGGAGGATAGTCTTTTTCAATAGATGGATCTTCATCAATTAAATTCTTTTTTGTTACATTTATAGAGTTTAACCAATCTTTAAGTTCCATCAGATACATCATCAAAATAAGTGGAACAAGAGCACACCAAGTTACGATCACCATAAACATTATCAATCCTTGATACTGCTGGCCAGAACTTGTTAGTTTGACCTGCAGGATATGCTGCTTGTTCTCTGGTATAATTATACTCCCATTTGTCAGAAATTACAACCCTTGCTGTATGAGGTGCGTTTTTCAAGATACTTTTATCAATATAAATTTCTCTTCTTATCATCTCCATTGCCTTTACAAATCTTTTAAGTTCATCTAATGACTCACTTTCAGTTGGTTCAACCATCATAGTATTTGTAACTGGCCATGATAATGTAGGAGCATGAAAACCATAATCCATTAATCTTTTTGCAATATCTTCTGCAGTTACAGGTAATGTTCGACAATCAAAAATACATTCATGTGCAACACGGCCATTCTCTGCTTTATATAAAACTTTAAATGATATATCAATTTCATTTGCCAACCAATTTGCAGACAACAACGATATCTCACTTGCCTTTCTTAATCCTTCTCCACCCATCATTCTTATATACATCCAACTGATAGGAAGAATACTTGCACTACCAAATTCTGCTGATGATACTCTTTTGTTCATATATGGTGTAAGATGTGATGCAACTCCAATCGGACCTACACCAGGACCTCCACCACCGTGAGGAATACAAAATGTTTTATGTAAATTAAGATGACAGACATCTGCACCATACTCACCAGGTTTTGCTAGTCCAACTTGTGCATTCATATTTGCACCATCAAGATATACCTGTCCACCATTTTCATGAACAATTCTACAAATATCTTTAATAGTTGGTTCAAATACACCGTGAGTTGATGGATATGTAACCATGATACAAGAGAGTTCAAATGTATTCATGATTGCTTTCTTCTCTAAATCTTTTAAATCAATATTCCCATCATCATCACAATTTACAGGAACTATCTTCATACCTGCCATGACTGCTGATGCAGGATTAGTTCCATGTGCACTCGTGGGTATTAAACATACATTCCTATTGTGATCACCTTGACTTTTGTGATATTCTTGTATTGCTAATAGTCCTGCGTATTCACCCTGTGAACCTGCATTTGGTTGTAATGAAATGTCAGCAAATCCTGTTATATCACATAACCATTCTTGTAAATCGAATATAATTCTTTGATATCCAAGAGTTTGATCTTCTGGTGCAAATGGATGCATGTTTGCAAACTCATTCCAACTTACTGGCATAAGTTCTGATGCTGCATTTAATTTCATTGTGCAACTTCCAAGTGGCATCATACCATTGACCAATGAGAAATCTTTTTGAACTAACTCATTAATATATCTCATCATATTAGTTTCACTTTGATACTTCGTAAATACATCTTGTTGTAACCAAGGTTTCTTTCTCATCGGTGTAGAAAGCCATTCATACTTTTTACTAATATCAGTAATCTTAAAAGGAATATCATCATATTGTGAATGAACGATTAATAATATTTCTTCTAA